GTTCGTGTACAAATTACTCCTGAGACCGATGAGGACGATCTTATCGGTGGTTTCCGTTTAGTTAACGGTGAGACTGTTTTCTCAGAAGGTCCAGTCATCAAGGCAATGAAGCAAGGCGCAATCCTTCTCATTGACGAGATTGACCGTGGATCAAACAAGATCATGTGTCTACAAGGTGTTCTTGAAGGCAAGCCTGTTATGATCAAAAAGACAGGTCAAGTCGTTAGTCCCTCAAAAGGATTTAACGTTATTGCAACAGCAAACACTAAAGGTAAGGGTTCTGATGATGGTCGTTTCGTAGCAGCAACGATTATCGATGAAGCTTTCCTTGAGCGTTTCACGATCACAATGGAACAACCGTATCCAACACTTGCGACTGAAAAGCGTATCATTATCAATCACATGAAAAAGTTTGATTGTATTGACGAGGATTTCGCAGTACTACTGTCGCAGTGGTCTGAAACTATTCGTAAGACATATGATGATGACGGTATCGATGAATTGATCTCGACTCGTCGTTTGTGTCACATCGTCCAAACCTTCTCGATCTTTAATGATCGTATGAAGTCAATCGGACTTTGTGTAAACCGTTTTGACCAAGATACTAAGGAAGCATTCCTTGATCTGTATAGCAAGGTCGATGTAACGGTCACTGACGGTTCAGAAACAACAACTTCTGAAACCGATGTTCAACTTGATGATATTTTAGAGGATGCATTGAATGGTTAAATATAAGTTCAACGAAGGAGCTCTGATCGCAGAGCTCCAGTCGTACATTGACGGTACTTATGATGGGCACTACTCCAAGAATAAGTTCCAATCTACAGAGTTCATTATTGACTGCGGTCATGGTGAAGGATTTGCTTTAGGCAACTGCTTAAAGTACGTTCAGCGTTATGGTAAAAAGGACGGTAAGAACCGAAAGGATCTTATGAAGGTTCTGCATTACGCTCTTATTGCGCTCCATGTTCATGATGAGGAACAGGAAACTGATTCCCCTTCAGACAGCATGGACTTTGGCGCTAACCTATCTTATGGTATAGGAACTTCTTATACTGCTGAAAATTATACTGATGAGGCTATTTACAATTCGCCTAAAGTAGTGTATAATGGTAGTATCGATAGCATTACTCCACAGCAGTGGAACACAATGAATCAAAAACATCTTAACGAAACCAAGGAAACTAAATGATGAATCTTTCAAGTGAAACGACCGCAGTTCTTAAGAACTTTGCAAACATTAACTCTAACATCGTGTTCAAAACAGGTAGCACGATTAAAACTATGGCCGAGGCTAAGAACATTCTTGCCAAGGCATCGGTATCCGAAGTATTCCCAGATCGTGAGTTTGGTATTTACGATCTGAACGAGTTCCTCGGTGTGACGAGCATGTTCGAAAATCCAGAATTGAAGTTCAATGAGGAAATGACTTCCGTATCTATTGCGGAAGGCAAGCGCTCTGTAAAATACTTCTTCTCGGATCCGTCCATTCTCACTTCTCCTTCCAAGGACATCGTCATGCCGTCCACCGAGGTCACCTTCACGTTAAGCAACGACGACCTTTCCGCATTGCGTAAAGCAGCATCAACTCTTGGTGTTAGTGATGTGGTTGTTACTGGAGCTGAAGGTGCATCTGACGCTAAGATCATGGTCACTGATGTAAATGATTCGACCGCTAACTCCTTTGAGCTAGAACTGTCGAACGTTACACGACCATCCGATCAATTTAATTTCGTATTCAATATTGGTAACTTCAAACTTATCTCTGGCGATTACGATGTTGCAATCTCAAGCAAGCTAATCTCGCATTTCAAGAGTCAGGCAGCTGACGTGGAATATTGGATTGCGCTTGAGAAATCATCTACCTTTGGTGGATAAATAAACTACTCTAGTCGACTAAACTTTTATAGGAGTAAATTATGTCTGAAGAGCAAGCAGCAGATACTGCAGTAGAACAGGAGGCGGCTGCGGAAGCACCACCTTCACTGGGTATCCAAGACTTGGCCGCTATGGTACAAGTGATCGACGTATGTTCCAAACGTGGGGCCTTTGAGGGTCCAGAATTGGAATCAGTGGGTGTCCTTCGTGGACGCTTGGTTAAATTCGTTGAGGCGAATAAACCACCTGCCCCAGAAGGTGAAGCAGAAGGCGAGCAACCTGCCGCTGAAGCTGCACCAACTGAAGAAGAACAGGGACGAATGCCAAAAGATGTTGGCTAAATCCTTGGGGGAGACTTCGGTCTCCCTCTTCATCTCTGCCCTTAGCTCAACTGGATAGAGCATCAGCCTTCTAAGCTGAGGGTTGCAGGTTCGAGTCCTGCAGGGCAGGCCACCTTATTTTATTATGGAGTATGTGAATGTCTACTGACTTTTTATGGGTCGAAAAGTATCGCCCCAAAACTATATCTGATTGTATTCTTCCAACTGATCTTAAAGAAGTATTCGGTAAGATCGTTGAGAAAAACGAATTACC